AAAGAAAATTCTTCCAACGTATCTTTTTAAAATAAATCACGCAATCTCCATACTCAATGCTTCATTGTATAGGGTGTGTAGGAGGTTCTCCAGCTTTGGTCTATCGACGTTAAGATCTAACTGACCGACATACTTGTTCAGAATAGTCAATGTATCTTCCGCTTCGTTAATGATATCGCTATCATCTTCAAGATTCAGATTAAGGTGATCTTCCACTACCTGTAAGTCAAGTGGTCCTGCTTTCTCTAATTTTTCAATAAACATATCGAACCAGAAAGGATTGGTCTTATTCTTTATGATGACCTTAACGATTGTATCTTTGTAGGATTCAAAGTCTATTGCAATCACCTCATCCATACTCTTACCTGCATCATCATAAAACACTTTGTTGAACATAGTGAATGGATTAGGTATAAATGTAAGCTCTCTTGTATCAGTATCGAGTATATGGAATCCTTTTGGATCCTCGAAGTCTGACCAAGTCATCTCGTAAGGTGTGCCTGTGTATGTGATGTTGCCTTTCTTACTCTTGGTATGAAAGTGTCCAGATAATACCATGTCGAACTTGTCAAACACATTACCGTCAAGTCCTGTATCACACATTGCACCTCTGTGCATCTCGAACCCACTAATCTCAAAGTGACCCATGCATATTTGAGACTTTGATAACTCCATGTCTTTAAAAACACCAGTTTGGTTTTCAGGGCTGATCCATGGCACCAGTAGGATAGAAGTATCACCCACCCCTATCTCAGTAGGAAAATGTACTTGTCTTATGTTCTCGTAACCTGTTAACAACAGGCTCAGCGAGTTAACATCGTTGGTATTCTTGTAGTAAGTATCGTGGTTACCCACCAATAACCAGCTGGTAAACTTTGGATGATTGAGAGGTCCGAAGAAGTATTCCTGGGCATTCTTTAGAGTTTGAAAGTTAACATACTTACGTCTATCGAATACATCACCTAACTGTACGATATATTCGATATTGTTTGTATGGAGATATGGAAAGAATACCTCTTCATAAAACTTTTTAAACAACTTATGAAAGTGAGGTGAATCACCTCGTGCACCGAAATGGGTGTCACCCAATATCGCTATTTTGGTCATCTGGTTCAATCTCTTCTTCAATAAATTTTTCAAGACCTTTTTTACGCAACTTCTTCTTCTTATCCAGCCCTTCTTCAAAGCTGATAATGAAGTCGTTCATATTCTCGTTTTCCATATCAATATACGAAGGAGTAAACTCACCATCATCCCCTTCTCCTTGCTCAATCAACGTATTCATCAGCAGTGAGTTGCCTAGCACTTTGTGCTTAATGTAAAGTTGTTTTTTCTCTTTTTGAATTCGTCTGAGGAAAGCGTAGTAGATAATTTGTGTAAAGTATGCGAAAGGATTATTAGATTTCGTAGGATCAAAATTATCGATATAGCTAATACAATTTTCAATACCATCACTAATCATTTCCTCCCTGTATGAATAATTAATGAAGTTTGGTTTGTATGATAACCTCTGGGCAATCATAAGCATGCACTTACCAATATAGTTTGGAATGCGTGGCTTTTCTGTACCGTTCTTCTTCGATAGTTGTACGGCTTCTCTGTACTCTATGCACGCGGCAAGTAGTAGTTTATTATCAACGTAATGGTTTGTATCACTCATAATATTAATTCAATGGTTTCTTTGACATATGCTGTTCAAGCATTGCAAGATATGAGTCATACGAATGGGCTTTTTTTGGCTCAGCCGCATCCATGAGATCGGTAACGAGGCTTGGATCAATGTGCTCTTGGATTACCTTGAGTGAACTGGTATAGTATTCAGTCAACCCCTGTAAAGGTTTGCATACTGTTTCAATATGAGCCCAGCTGAATGTCAGATCTGTTTGCGCAGTAAATGGCATATATCTCTGTAGTGTGATAGCTGGTGTACCGGTACTTCGCTGCATATACATTATCTGCAGTGGGTTATTAACTGTTAATGAATCATCGTGCTGCTTAACAACTGTTCCTACTATCTCGGCGCCTGAAATTAATTTTATTACTGTTAGCATTTAGCTCCTTAATTCAACGTTGTATATCTTATAATCAAACTTCTCTTCGTTATACATTTTAATACGTTCTACGAAGTGTAGTATAGTGTGATTTTGTTTTGATTTCCACGTTAAGTCGTCAGCAATGTCGTATAATGTAAACATCGACTTACTGAATAATTTTCTCAGACCTCGACCAATAGATTGAAGTACTTTTACTCTTGACTTTGAAGGACTGGCGAAGATAACATTATGTAGGTTCTTGATGTTAATACCTGTTGAAAATGTGCCGAGAGAGGCAACGATAATACCATCCTGTATACCTTCTACTTCTTTTCTAATATCTTCACGTATTTCACCATCAACGTCTCCATCGACATAATACAACTCTCTCCCGTTCATCCTATCTTTCAACATGTCATGTATTGCTTTCCCGTGTGCCTTGTGTCTGAACAGGATTAAGCTGTTTCCTTTAAGGGATAGAGCGAGGTTGTTGATGAACTTAATACGAGCAGGTGCGTTTACAATATAATTGACCTCATCAGGGTACTTTAACTTTGAAGCCATCTTGCGCTGCTCTTCACTATAATTAAGAACAATGGCTTTTATCTTAAATTGCGACAGCGTATTGTTTTGAATCAACTCAGCAGTTGTTGTTACCTTTTTAATAGGTCCGAACAAGCCTTCGAGTACAAGTTTATGTGTCTCAGAACCATCAAGCGTACCAGTAAATCCGAATCTGTATGGGCAATCGGTTAACTTTGACATAATATCAGTCAAACTCTTTGCCTTAAATAGATGGGCCTCGTCCCCTATAACTACGTTGAAGTCATCGAACCATTTCTTTGGGAGTTTGTAGATTGACTGCCACGTAGATATAATGAAGGGCTTGTCAGTTGTTTTTTCAGCACCAGAAAGAATACGATGGCAAAATTTATTAGAGTCTTCTTGGAAATATTCACCGAAATCAGTTGCCATCTGATGTACAAGTGACGTAGTTGGTACTATAATAAGTACTTTCTTCTTTGGTCTCCATAAGCTCATAGCCGTTAGAAAGATCATCAGCGACTTACCTGATGCGGTAGGCGATATAAACAGAGCCCTTTTTGATCTTACTGCATGTGCATATGCTTCTATCTGATAGTCTCTGAACTCAATATTAGGCATCTTGATTGTCTTCTTTGCAAAATCAAGCGCTTCAATCACTGAGTATTCTGTGTCGTAGAAGTCTTCCGGTGTTGGGAACTCTACCTCGTAACCTCTTTCACGTGCAAATATCTCAACATACAGCTTCAACCCACCGTATAATTTCTTCGACATCATGTTGTAGAGACGGATCTTACCGTCCCACATTTTGTTTATAAACTTAGGGGTAAACTTAGCGTTAGGTACGTTAAATGTAAAGTACTCACTCAACTCATACGCTACATCTGGCTCGCAATGTACTTTTATATGAACGTCATCAAATCGTGTTATTATTATTTTACTCAAATCGCCCTCTTTTTACGATCAGCCAACCCCGCTGGTGAATTTAGACCAGTCAATTGCTGCTTTTATTTGATATCCCCTGGCTGGCAGGGACTTAATGATAGATTCCACAAAACTCACCTTATCCTCTTGTGCGGCAATCATTGACTTTGCACGGGCAATATCTTTATCAGCTTCCATGTAAGTGGGGATGTCGGTTTTGAGGATACGAAGGGCGAAGGGCGTCCATTCGTGTAGACGTAAGTCTTGCTCACTCAACGTGCCGTTGAAATATTCATGCTTGTCTTTGTACAGCCTCTTATACTCAGACTCCCATTTACGTAAGGTAGTACGCTCGGCGGCGTAAATCTTATAATATTTGGAGTGTAATTGGGGGATGCGAAGGCTCTCCTCCCCAAGCTCAGTTCGATCAATATGAGCGTCCTGCTCCCATAATTCCTGAATTTCTTCTAATTTCATAATATAATATTTTATTAACCACAACAATGTGATTTTAACAGATGTAGGTTCTTAGATCAAGTATTCGATGCTGAATGTATGGTATTTGAAAGTTGCTATGACGTCAATGTAATCTATATCAGCCAGTCTGGTGTCGAAGTTCAATTCGGATAGAGCAATGGGGTACATGTTCGTAAAGTTTACTCTTGCAATTGGATTCTTCGAACTGGATAGAATAGTAAGAGTTGCATCAGATACGACGCCTTCACCGATAGCCGCTGTCGTAAGTGAGCGGTATCCTTCAAATCCTGAATGTCTGCTGATCTTCGACATCCATGTATACAACTCCATGTAGTTTCTTAACTCTTCATCAACACGGAATGTAATGGTAAAATCACCTAGATCCAGTTTATCCCCTGGGAACTTAAGTCTGTTGAACGGAGTACCTACTTCCACAGTTCCCAGGTTTAACGATGGGATGCTTGCACCTTGAACGAAGTAATTGACACCCGGAGTCTTGTACACCGAAAATGTGAACCCTACTGGTGAAAGAAAGTTCTTATTAGTTGGTAATTTATCTATAGCACTCATGGTAACTCCTTACCAGTATTTATCAGGCATAAAAAAAGGCCTCCGGAGAGGCCTTTTAAATCTACTAGTATGTAACTATTGTTATAATTATATTACATCAAGTTAGATACGATAACGCGTCTGTAGTACACGTTAGAGTCAGCAGTCAATGCACCCAGACCTTCGGAAGCACCACCGGCGTATGGGTTTGCAACCATACCGTAACGGGTCTTGAAGCCAATCTTAGGTTGGAATGTGTCTTGATCGACAGCACGAACCATTTGCAACGGAACGTATGGGCAGTAGAATAGACCGGCATCGAATGCGCTAGAACCCTTGTAACCAACAGTCAAATACTGACCGGAAGCGCTGTTAGAACCACCAGCATAAGGATCGATGTAAACACGGATACGACCGTTCAATACACCAGCGAATGTGTTACCTGTATCGTCAACGTTCAGGTTGTTGCTGTTTAGAGCAGGAGCGTAGTCCAGAACACCGGCCATTTGCAATGCAGACGCAACGTCTGAAGAACAGATGATGATGTTACCCTTACCACGACGAGTAGCCTTGGCAATTTGGTTAGCTTCACGTTCAACTTGGAACATCAGACCCTTGAACTTCTCAACAGACCAACGGCCGTTAGAGTCAGTATCCAAGTCGAATACACCAGATGTTGTAGTATTCTCAGTAGCACCACGAGTAGCGGTGATGTTGATTGTACGAACAACTTCACGGTTGATTTCAGCAAGAATTTCTGAAGACAGAATGTTAGACAGTTCTGTTTCAGCATCCAGACCATGAACAGCGCGCAAGTCTTGCGCAAGTTCCATGCTGTATTCTGCCTTCAAAGCACGAGACTTAGCAGTTACAGTAACCTTCTCGATAGAGAAAGCCATTTGTGGGAATACCAAAGAGCTGTTAGAACCTAGGTATTCAGCAGATGCTGTAGACATACCAGTACCAGTGTTGTACAGACCGTTAGATACTGCATCAGCACCAAGAGTGATGGTTGTGTTACCTGGCAAGTTACCAGCATTCTTCTGACCAAAGGTGTTGGCACCAGAAGTGATAGAAGAGAATGCAGTGTTAACTTCGTTGTAGAATGTTTCGCCACCAGTTTGGTTAGCGTAACGTGCACGCATTGCGAAGATCAGACCTGTAGGCCCTGTCATTGGCTGCACGCCGCAAACATCATACGCAATTAGGTTAGGCATAGAACGACGAACCAAGCTGATCAAGACTGGATCGAATGTATCGATTGCACTTGAACCGTCACCAGCTTGAATGCTGTTGACAGGCTGGTTTGCTTCTAGCAGAGATTGTCCACCAACACGGCCACCGCTTTCGCGAAGAGCCTTTTCAGTGTTTTCTAGAATGATCGCTGTGACGGCACGCTTGTGTGGATCCTTGATAGGATCCAGGTCGGCATGCTCAAGCACTGGAGACCATTTCTTTTGAATTTCTTCATTTAAGTACATAGAGAGTTTCCTTCCGTTTAAAATTTATCGGGTTAATTCTATTTATAAAATTTATTTCTTTACAGTACGGGAAATTGCTTTCACGTAGTTAGCAACAGCTGCTGGCACAACGGCTGCAGGTGCTTCTAGGGGATCAGCAGAATCAATTTCACTCTCAACAATTAGTTGAGCAGACCTTTTGCCTGTGAAATAACTCTCTTTGACAATCTCTAGTTTTTGCTTGTAAGTTTGTGCATCATTGAACTCAACACCTTCTGCAAGTGTTTTAAACTTGTCAGCTTGTGTATCAGCAAGACCTTCAGAAACGTCAGCGAAGATCAATTGCTTGGCTTGTTCATCAATAGTCTTACCCATTTCGATTTGCTCTTCGATGGATGCGTTCAGCTTGGCAGTCAGTACTTCTACTTCAGCAGCCAACTCTTCAACCACATCTACCTGCTCTTCTGGCAAATCAATGTAATGTTCTTGGTACAGAGATTTTAGACCTTGGATGAAGCCTTCGGTGATTTCTGAACGCAGTGACGATTCGATCGCAACTTCATTCTCTTCCAACCAATGCTCGACCACATAGTCCATGTAATCGTCTAATTTTGCAGAAAGAGTCTCTACAATCTCAGTAACCTGTTCGCTCAAAGCAGACTCATATTCTTCTTCGATACGTGTTACTTCTTCTTGCAAGCGTGCGTGTACGGCAGCTTCAAAGAATGTAGTAGCCTTCTCTTTGAACTCTTCTGATAGGTCTTCACCATCAAACATAACAGCCATATCTTCCTTCATGGAGATAGATGCTCTGTTTTGTGCAGATGTATCAGCAGTTGCTTTTGTGTTGTTGTCAGAATCAGTTTCCTGAATCTCACCGTCAAGCTTTTGGGAAGCCTTCTCACCTTGGTCTTTAGAGTTACCTGGGGCCTTAGCGGTTGAACCAGTTGGCTCAGCTGCTTTGGAAACACCAGTTGCTCCGCCACCAACAGGATCAGAAGCTTTTTCAAGCAATTCAGTCTTCTTTTTTTGGTACATTAAATTTCTCCTATTAGGAATGTAATTTTATTTATATTACAAAGAGTTTGCGTTTAAGAAAATTATTCTTATTAGAAAGCCCTATCTTTCTCTTATGCTCTCCAGATAGTTTTTTACCTGTATTGAACTCTCTTAGTTTTTGCTTATGTTCTTCAGAAAGTTTTTTACCTGTTCTACTGGGAGGCTGCACAATATAATTAGTTAACTTGAGCGATTCTTTAAAGCTTTTTATATAGAACATCTCATATTCAAGAGATTCTACTTCACTTAAGTTATCAATAATTTTTAATGCTAGAGGCTCATGATTGAGTTTTCTAATAAGGTCTATTGTTTTTAATTTATTTAAATTGTAATTCGCTCTACCTTTAAGATGTGTATACATCCTATCACCTTTACCCTTACCGGTATAAAAAGGTAATTTGTTAATAGGGTCTACCAGTGCGTACACGTAGAAATTATTTTCTAATGAGTTCATTTAAATATTTTTGAAACATTTGTAGTTTTTGTTCTTCAAGTTGGCGAGTATTCATCTTTTTAGCACTGGTCCTCATCTGCTCAGCTACAACTTCAATCTTTTTAAACCCACCCTCTGGGCTCATGACCCACTCTACACCCTCCATGATACCTCTAACAAAGGCATCGGGTGCTGATGGGTCGGCAACAATATCAGCAGCTGTGGCGAGGAAGAAGTCATCTTGTACTTCCATTACCCCTTCTTTATTCATCTGAAGGGAACCCATACCGCGGGATGAGACGCCTAGCTTAGCGCCTTCATCCATTAGATTCTTTACAATGTTTCCATAAGGTGTATCCATGATCTTAGCCTTACCAATGAAGTTATCTCCATCTCTTTCTAAGGACTTAATCATATGCGATACACGCTCTAAGTTAAGCGTAGGACCACTTGGGTGTCCTAGTTCACCGAATGCACGATTTTGCTTAACATATTCGTTGTTGTAGCGTGCGACCTCTTTGTTAAGAGTCTCAGTACGGTACATACGTTTGTTTCTGTTTTGGATATCACCTTGTAAGAAAATACCTTCAATGAAGTATGCTTTCTTACCATTGCCTTTATCCTCAACAAGGTACTTAACGTCTTCTACTAATTCTGCGATTAATTTCATTTATAACCTCATGCGTAAGCAACTGAAGTTGCTCTGATTAAATTAGGAGCTGCAACAAATGCTCCTAAAATTGTAATTGTGTCAGTAGGCTGTTTAACAACATACTCACAGCTATAACCGGAACCGTGATGTCCCAGTGTAAATGTGCCGCGTACAGTACCGGTATTAGAAGCGACTTGAATTACTGCAGAATTAGCAGACTCAAGATTAATAATACGCACCAAGGAGGCGGAGCTAACAGAGTTAGCAGCTGTATTAACGATTGATATTTCTGATGAAATAATTTTTAGTGGTTCTGCCATATAGTTCTCTTATGTGTATGCAACACTGGTTGCTCTAACAACCACCGCCCCGGATGTTAAAATTATATCAGTCGGTTCTTTTACTAAAATAAATTTAGAAAAATCTGTACCTTTATGCCCAACAGTGGTAGTGGCTTTAACGTCACCATTTGCATAACACAGACGAACTTTTTCAGAAATATTAGCGTTTGTGTTAATAATCCTAACCATCTTAGCCGAATTAACAGTATTACCAACAGTATTAGATAAAGCTATCTCAGTCGATAATACCTTTACTGTATCTACCATTATTCAGCCCCAATGTTAGATGCAAATTCGATCAACTCATCCTTACGACCTTCATCGAGCATCTTCATCATGGATGCACGATTATCTTCATCAAGGTTTGCATAAAGGTTAAGAAGCGTTACATCAACATCTTCCTTCATTGCCTTAACTACTGGAGGTGCGGCATATTCACCTTGTTGAAGAATGCTGTCATGAATGTCTTGTAACTGGCGGTGAATATTCTTAATGTCACCTACGTGACCCCAGTGGGCAACACCACTACCATAACCTTTTTTATTGGTTACATTATCATAGTGCTTAGAAAGACCTGCGTGAATGTTCTTAAGAAGCTTGGCGGAATCGGCGTGATACTTTTGGAATTGTGCATGCGATTCGTCACCTTCGTTAATCAGCTCAACTGACTCGTTAGTTTTAACTTGCTTAACACCTTCTAACTCACGCACACCATATACTTCTGCATCGTTTTTATCTGCCCAATCCGATAGGTGATCGTGGTGTTTAAACGTTTTACGCCATTGCGTGCTCTTCATACCTTTAACTCCATAGGCTTCAATGGTATGACCTTTTGCTGCTTCTTCGAGTTGATCAACTTCTTCCTTCGTCAATCTTGCAGTTGCTTTATCAATACCGTTTAAGCGCTTGATAGCCGTTTTAAGGTCTTTATTGAAATCATCAGGTCTTGCAGAAATTGGAGTATTGAAATGACGTGAATCAACACCACCCTGCATGTAACCGTGCATTGCTGCTTTATTAGCTGCTTTTTTTATGTACGAGCCGATAGTAGATGTCTTCAACTCGTCCAGTTGATCTACATCTTCTTTTTTCATACTAACACCACGAGCCTTTAATACGTCACCGTGTGTAATACGCTTCTTATTTCCGTGCATGGCAGCAAGCTCTCTCTCGCGAGGAGTCTTAGGTATACTGCCCTCTTCTTCAACCATGACTTCTTCTTTCATGCTGGGTTTTTTACCTGTTTGTGGTAATCCCATTTTCTTCTGTAAGTCTTTGCGTAGATCTTCATCACTGCCGTGCCCAACGGTGTCAACTACTTTCTTCACAACTCTCTTTACAGTATCCATAACACCTTCGTTTACGGACTTATTCATACGTTTAACCTCATGTTCGGCAGTATCTTGAGCATCCTTTTTATCATCGTGGTGACTTACTGGGCCTTCGCCCATGTGCTTACCGTTCTTGTAGAAGTGAACTTGGTACTCATTCCATTCAGCGTCGCGTTTTACGACTGCGTGAACTGGACCTTCACCTTTACCGTGTACGGAAACGTTACGAAGAGCTTCTTCAATCTGCTCGAACTCTTCCTTAGCTAGTCGCTTTGATGCAGACTCAATACCTGACAGACGTGAGCCTGCCTTGGCTTGTTGTTTGTATCCGGCTGATCTGTGCGCCATGCCTTTATCTGTGTGTGACTTAACTGTATCAGCGCTCTT